ATCTTTCTTTTACACCCGCGAAATTAAAGGTTTTGGTAGGGTATAGGTATGACGTTAAAAATTGAAAGCCTACCGATTGACAAACTGAAGTTTGACCCAACGAATGCGCGCAAACATTCGAACATAAACTTGTCGGCGATCGCCGAATCTTTGAAGCAGTTTGGGCAACGTAAGCCGATTGTTATCACCTCTGAGAACGTGATTGTGGCTGGTAACGGGACGGTGGAGGCTGCGCGGTTGTTGGGGTTGACGGATGTTGATGTGGTTCGGGTTCCGAAGGATTGGAGTGCGGATCAGGTGAAGGCTTTTGCGCTTGCGGATAATCGCACTGCGGAATTGGCGGAGTGGAATCCTGAGGTGTTGTCGGCACAGTTGCTTGAGCTTGATGAGGCCGGATTTGATATCGAGGCTTTGGGATTTGATTTGCAGGTTGAAGAAGTCAAGGCAAAAATCGTTGACGATGAAATCCCAGAATTGGCAGAAACAGCAATTACCAAAGCTGGTGATTTGTGGGTTCTCGGCAATCATCGTTTGCTTTGTGCTGATGCAACCGACTCTGCTTCGATTAATAAATTGTTTGAGGATAGGATTGCGGAATTATGTTTTACCTCGCCACCTTACGCAGAGCAAAGGGAATATAACGGAGGCAAGAAACTTTCGACTGAGCATCTGGCGTCGTTCATTTCGGTTGCCAGCAATGTTTGCCGCTTCTTTGTTGTGAATCTTGGCATCGCACGAAAAGATAGCGCCCTTGTCCGATATTGGGATGATTACATTTCGGCTGCGGAAAAATCTGGATTGAAATTGCTTTCATGGAATGTGTGGAATCGTCAGGGTTTTGCCGGTTTTTCTGTTGCACAGATTACCGCGATGTTTGCGATTGAGCACGAATGGATTTTAGTTTTCGGGCAGGCTTCAAAAAAGCTTTATCAAACAATTCCCAATAAAGGCGCCGGTGTGATTAGCAAGTCTGGAACGAATCGCCGAAAAGATGGTGGAGTTGAAAAAATTGAAGATATCGAGATTTCAACAATGAGGCAATTAGGCACAATTTATTCAGGGGGCGTCGAAACAAGTCCAGAAGGAAATCATCCCGCTACCTTTCCAATAGATTTTCCTGTTTCCTACATTGAGGCAATGACAAGCGTGCAGGATTATGTCTTTGAGCCTTTTGCTGGGAGTGGGACTACTCTGATTGCAGCGGAGAAGCTTGCGCGTAAATGTTTGGCGCTCGAGTTAGACCCGATTTATTGCGATGTGATTGTCAAGCGCTGGGAAGCTTTGACGGGCGAGAAGGCGGTGCTTTTGAATGCCAGCAGGTAGACCACCGAAGCCGATTGAGCAGAAGCGTTTGTTGGGCAATCCGGGGAAGCGTGCGTTGCCGGACGAGTCCAGCGTCATCCTGTTGCCGCAGGTTGTGAGCAAGCCGGAGCCTACGCGCCCACTGTTGAAGTATGGGCAGGAGTTGTGGGACCGCATTTGGGGTATGGGTGCGACATGGGTTTCTGATAAGACTGACCTCGAGTTGTTGATGATGACGTGTGAGATGGTTGACGAACGCTGGAACTTGCGCGTGAAGGTTATGCAGTCGGATGATGCCGCCATGCGTCGGGGGTTGCGGGAGCTTGACCGGCAGATTGTTTCGAACCTTTCGTTGCTTGGTTTTACGCCTTCGGATCGCGCCCGGCTCGGTGTTGCTGAGGTTAAGGCAAAGTCCAAGCTCGAGGAGTTGATGGAGCGTCGTGCAAACCGGGAGCAGTAGTTGGCCGCCTAAGTGGTTGACGCCGGTTCCGCAGGAGGCCATTGAGCGTGGCAAGGTGATGGAGCCGGTGACGGATTTCATTGAGGCTTATGGTCGGATTACGAAGGATTCTGTTGCGGGTAAGGCGGGCTCCCCGTTGGTGTTGCGTGATTGGCAAAAACGCCTGGTCGAACATTTGTTCGCATGGGATGAGGATGGAATCCGCGCACGAGTCAGCCTGGTAGGCATGCCCCGAAAATCAGGAAAATCGAGCCTCGGGTCGGCGATTGGACTTTTCAGTTTGACGCTAGGGCCGAAGGGTGCCGAAGTGTATTCCGTAGCTGCGGAGAAGGAACAGGCCAGGATTGTTTTTCAGGATGCGAAGCGCACAGTCGAGGCAAGTCAGGAACTTTCGGCTATCACGAAACTATATCGGGACGCCATTGAACTGCCGGCTTTCAACTCTGTCTATCGCGTGCTCAGTGCTGAGTCTGTGACCAAGGAAGGTCTTTCGCCGACGACGGTTATCTTCGACGAGTTGCACGCGCAACCGGACCGGGAACTGTTTGACGTTTTCTCGTTGGCTATGGGTGCTCGTGGAAAACTTGCGACTATGATTGCCATTACTACGGCAGGGGTTCGCTCGGACCGCACCGGTAAGGATTCCATCGCGTACAGCCTGTACCAGTATGGGCAGAAAATTGCGCGAGGTGAGATTGAGGACGACTCGTTCTTTATGGCTTGGTGGGAGTCTGACGGCGACCATCGGCTGCGGGAAACGTGGGACGAGGCTAACCCTGGCTTCGGTGATTTGAACGCTGAGTCGGATTTTGAGTCTGCCCTACGTCGGACACCGGAAGCGGAGTTCAGAATCAAGCGCTGCAACCAATGGGTGTCGGGTTCAGAAACGTGGTTGCCCGCTGGCACTTGGGATGAGTGCGCTGGGGACTTCGAGCTGAAGCCTGATGATGAGATTGTGTTGGGCTTTGACGGGTCGTATAACGGTGACGCTTCGGTCATTGTGGGAGCCGTGGTCCCCGAGGATGATGACGCACCTTTGAAGGTGTTTATGGTGAAGGCGTGGGAGAAGGATTTGGAGCGCGACCCTGACGACTGGCGGGTGGATATTGGTGAGGTTGAGGCGACGATTATGGAGTTTTGTCAGACCCATAACGTGCGCGAGATTGCGTGTGACCCGTTCCGTTGGGCACGATCTATGGAAGTGTTGGAGTCGAAGGGTTTGCCGGTGGTTTCGTTTCCGCAGTCCCCGCAACGTATGATTCGCGCCTGCGCTATTTTCTATGACGCTGTGGCAGAGAAACGCCTAGTCCACGACAATGACCCGGTGCTGTCACGGCATATCGGCAACACAGCGGTCAAGCTGACTTCTGCCGGCCCTCATATCAAGAAAGAGAACCCGAACTCGCCTCGGAAGATTGACGCGGCGGTGGCGGCTATCTTGGCAGTTGACCGCGCTTCTGGCGGTAAGATAGAAACAGTTGTTCCCGAGTTTTTCGGTTAGGGGCGAGATGGCTACGGTTTTGCAGGTTGTTGGCATGGTTGCGATTACTGTCGGGGCTGCGTTGTTGTGGGCTCCAGCCGGTTTGATTGTGGGCGGTTTGTTTCTTCTTGTCACCGGTTTCGCGTTAGGAAAATAGTCAATGGTTTTGAATCGTTTGTTTGAGGAACGAGCTATCAGTTTTCAGACTGTCTTTGAGGCTGGTGACGACATTAGTTTCGGCACGCTGTCGGATACGGCGATTGATTCGAAAACGGTTTTCCAAGTCAACGCGGTCTTTAGTGCGGTGAGCCTTATCGCTGACACGATTAGCACCCTGCCTTTGGATTGTTATATTCGTTTCGATGGTCAGCGTCGTGCGTTCCGTCCTAAGCCTTCTTGGGTTGAGAAGCCTGACATTGCTTTGCCCAGGGTGGCGTTCTACAACTCGGTAATCGTAAGTCTTTTGCTTGACGGCAACGCTTTCGTTCGCGTGTTTTCGAACCGTGCTGGTGAGGTTGTGAACCTAGTCGTCTTGAACCCTAGGACGGTGACGGTCACGCGCACGCCTCGGGGCACGTTGTCTTTCACTGTTGAGGGTGAGGAGAGGGTGCTTTCGCAGGAGGAAGTGATTTTCATTCCAGATGTGTTGCGTCCTGGCACGATCCGTGGTGTTTCGCGTGTTGAGGCTTTGCGCGAAAATTTTGGTCTTAACCTCGCGCTCGAAAAATTCGCCAGCACCTTCTTCGGGAATGGCACGAACCTTTCGGGTGTTATTGAGTATCCCGGCAACTTGACTTCGGAGCAGGCCGAAAACTTGCGTAACGGTTTCGATTCTAAGCATCGCGGTTGGCGTAGAGGCCACCGTACTGGCGTCCTGTCGGGTGGTGCGACGTTCAAAACCACTCAGATTGACCCTGAGTCCTCGCAGAGTATTGAGGCCCGCAGATTCGCTGTGGAGGATGTGGCCCGCGCTTTCAACATACCTGCCCACCTCCTAAATGTTCAGGGCACAACCTCGTATGCGTCCGTTGAGGCCAATGGCCTTCAATTCATCACGCACTGCTTGCGCCCCATCGTACAGAAGCTCGAGGATTCGTTCTCACCTTTGATGGCTCGCTACCCCGGCGGTGAAAATGCGTTTATCAAGTGGAACCTTGACGGGCTCGCTCGCGCTGACCTTGCTTCGCGCACCGCGTCTTATTCCGCAATGATTCAGATGGGTGCCATGTCAATCAACGACGTGCGACGCCTGGAAGATATGAGCGACATTGACGACCCAGCTGCGCGTAACGTGCGGGTGCCTTTGGCGAACATCAACATTGAGGGCGCTGACCTTGTTGCCGAGGAGAAGCGTGTTCGGATGGCGCAGGTGCTCGTCTTGTCGGGTTACGATCCGGCGGAAGCGCTTGTCGCTGTCGGTTTGGACCCAATCAAGCACACCGGTTTGGCTTCGACACAGTTGCAGCCCGTCGCGCAGGTGGACCCTGAGAACCCTGGTGCTGTTTACGAGGTGGAGTGATGGCTATTGTTACCAGGCAGGCCACGTTGGGGACCGCTGCCACTGAGATTGTTGGGCATGACAACATGCCTCATGACGTGATTTTGCATAACATGACTAAGAGTTCGAACAACTACATTTTCTTTGGTGGGCCTGATGTCAGCACGACGAACTCCCCGCACATTGACCCAGGTGAAACCATCCAGTTCACGCTTGGCCCAGAGGACCGTTTATATGCGGTTTCTGACCCTGCCGGTCTTGTTGTTGGTGTGATGGATATTCGAAAGAACGACTGATGGCTCCGTACTATATTGAGGACAATAACCCTGGTTGTGCTGTGGGCGAGTGGGCGACGGTGAAGGATGACGGCGAGGTTATGGGCTGTCACCCGACGAAGGACGGCGCTATTGACCAGGGTGTTGCTATCGCTTTGGCTGAGGATTCGACGTTTGAAGGTGAGCGCTCTGAGAAGCGGGAACTGCCAGAGAACTACCGTCCGGCAACTTCCGAAGATGTGCCCGAGGGTCGCGCTTGCGGTAACTGTATTTTCTTCAACGAGGACCGGCTCGACGATGAAGGCCGTGCCTGGTGCGAGCGCTGGGACGCTTTTGCTGAGGGTGGCGGTTACTGTAACGCTTGGGAACCTCGCGATGATGATGAGATTTCCGATGACCTTGACGATGAAGATGATGACGAGCTTCGCCAAGTTGATTTGACTCCACCGGCGTACATGAGGGCTTCAGCCCGTCGTGGTCTTGAGTGGCACCGTGAAGGCTTATCGGGTGACGGTGTTGTAGATCGCACCATCTCCGAGGCGCGTGCCATGGCTGAAGGTAATGTGACCGCTGACAAGTGGGTTCGTTTGCGAGCATGGATTTCCCGCCACCTTGTTGACATGGATGCACCGGCTAACATGCCAGGCAACGATGACTACCCTGGTCCGGGTGCTGTGGCGATGGCGTTGTGGGGTGGTGGCGGTTCGAAACGTAGCGCCGAACGCGCTTTGGCTTACGCTGATGGTGTTGTTGGTAGAATTGAGGCAGAGAATGAAGGCCGAGCGAAGGGCGAAGCATTGAGCAAGATGGAAACACGCATTGTTGAGGTTACAGAGTTTGAGGTGCGTGAAGATGGCGACGGTATGCGCCTCGAAGGTTACGCGGCCCTGTTCAACTCTCGTTCGGAGAACCTTGGCGGGTTTACTGAAACGATTAAGCCTGGTGCGTTCCGCGCTTCGCTGA